TAGGTTTTGTGACCTAGCATCATATAGGTTTAAATAAAAAGATGGGTTTGTGATTGTACTGTTGACCATAGAAGCTGATATGTAACTTAAATCAAATTTTACTAAAATACGAGATACGTTAACCGAATCACCAGAATCACTAACCTCTTTTTTAATTTCTAATATCTCATCCATTCCAGCATTTAAACTAGCACTAGCTTGATATAGAGTTGTATCTTTTTCTGCGAATGTAAAATAATGCATTTAACTACTCCCTAGTTCCTAAATTATCACCTAAAACTTTACCCTTAATGTCTACATTAGGAAACTTAATTTCAAATATACTAGGATCTAATGCTGGATATAAAACACCACCACGAAATGAAGATGCTATATCATAAAAATTACCCGAATATCCTTGAGATGTATTATATTTATTCTCCACTACTATTGGTAAATTATTTGGATTATCAGTTTCAGGATTTACTACCGTAGCAACACCTTCTATAAGTGATAATTCATAAACCAAATCTGTGAGTACTATAGGTTGTCCAATTTGCCATCTATCAATATTAAAGAAATCTTGTACTGTGGAAACACATCGTAATAGGACTTCGTTTTTATTAAAACCAACTTTAGTTAGTATTGAAAAACTTATAGCAATATTAATAATATATGCATCCTTAATGTTTACAGCATCGGTAACCAACCTGTATTGTGAAATATATGTTTTTAAATTTCGTTTAGAAGTTTCTGATAATGGTATTAAATTTTTATTACTATTATATCCCAAGGTGTACATATTCATTGCTAGTGGATTTGGTATTGAATTTACTTGTAAATCTTTTAAATTTTTATCAACATCATCTTCTGTTATTTTTCTATCTAACAATTCATGCATTCCTTTTTTACTAAGTTGTTCATCTTGTGACATATGAACCTTGGCAACTGTACCATACTTTGCTGGTAAAGAATATGCTCTCACAATATAATCATCTTTAGTAACAGCCCTTTGTTGTGATTGAAAGTAAGCCAAAGCATTTTCTCGTGTCTCTCTAACAGTCTCACCTGAAGAACCACCAGAAGCAGGTTTTGGATTAATGAATGAAACAGAACCTTGTGATTCTTGAACTAAAGATCCCGCTAATCCAGAATCATTGATTGTATAACTTATAGAAGAAATCCTTGTAATTTCATTAGCGTTTACATTATCATCAATTCCACCCCCAAATGCATACGTAATTGTCAATGTAGTATTAGCAGGTGCTAATCCAAATGTACTTGTCTTCAAAAAGTTACTAGGATCAAATGCTGTGGTTAAATACGAGGGACTACCTGGTAAATTTGAACCAACACTTGTCGGGTCTGGAACAACTTCCTCATCAGGATTATCGGATATACCAGCACCAAACCTTAAAACTGTTTCTTCGTTTTCGTTTATATAAGTTGTAAATCTTCTAGATACTCTTTTTAACTTTAAAATATAAGATGCTACTTCTCTATCTGCAATTGAGGTTGGATCATTAGTATAATTATTTTCCATATCCTCAAACACAGTATCCCTTGCCAAAGAATCTACTTCATACCATTTATTACCATCACTATCTATACAAGATATTATTTCTATAATGTCGGGTTCTGATAACTTTATTTGAGTATATTTTTCTGCATTATTAAATTGAAAAAACTCAGTACGTGTGTTTCCACTTTGAACCCTCACTTGTTTTTTTAGTAAAAATTTAGTTGGTAATCCAGCATTAGATTCAAATATACTAGCTTCACGTTTATCAAATGAGCTCGAAAATTTAAAATTACAATCTTCAGTTGTTCTAAATAATGTACCATTCCCTGCAGCTATTTCAGTTCCACCGTCCACGACTAATGCGTATCTATAATCTGGTAAATTGTTTAGCGCTGGTACAGTTTGGAATACATCCAATACAGCTGTAGCTGCTGACGTAGTTTTTGGTTTATATCCAAAAGACTGAGCTATGTTGTATACATTTCTTTTTTCCTCTGCATACGCTAACATAGATTCTCTAAATTGTGAATCGATGTAATATGATAGAACATCACCCACATAAGCTGCCATTTCAATGAACATCATACCTGGTGATGCTTCATTAAAATCATTGTATGTATTTGGAAAGTATTGTTTAGCAAATTCAATAAGATTTACTTTAAAATCACTAAAGTCTTTATTTAAATAGTTTACTGATTTTAGTGTTTCTTTTTGTGTACTCGTGCGTGCCATTTCATTTCCTATGTTGGTTCGATTTCCAACTCATTTGTTGTTTCTGGTTCTAAAGATGTAGTGAATGATATTGCAACCACTATTTTACTTTTATCACCATTCTTAGTTAAAGTTTCAACTGTATTGATGTTAATGTAAGGTAACCACGTAGATGTAGCTTTTCTGACTTCACCCTCTATTTTTTCAGGTAAGCTTTCATCTATTTGTTCAAAACATAATTCTCTTAGCCTACTACCAAATGTAGGATTACTAACTCGTTCTCGTAAACTAGTTAACAATAGGTTTTTTAAATTAAAGACGGCTTGTTCTGTTGAAGTTTTAGTAGATGCAAAATTATTATTCCCATCAGATTTTAAAGGTAGTTGTAATCCAACGTATGTTCTAGGATCTATATCTATTTCTCTAGCACTTCTAGTTGGCATTATCCAAGTCCTCCTTGTTTCTTCTTATTCAAAGCTTTCATTAATTTACTATAATCTTTTGTCAATGCATTTGTTACGTGTTCTGGAACTTGGTCAACTGTCACTCCAGCTTTCTTTATTGTATCCACAGCTGCTAATTCTCGTTTACCTTCATCTGATTTACCATATCCCATTAACTCTTGCATTTTAGATTGGTCAAATGTTCCTCCACCTAATGTTGGATATTCTTCCATATCACTTTGTTGTTTACTCAGTGCAACCGTTTCATTCAGAACATCATTTAAAGTTTTATTATTTGTATACTTTACTTTTTCTTTAGGTTCTGATATTTGTGGTATAACATCAGTTAGTTTTTGTGTTGAAGTTTTTTGTTCCTTTATAAATATCTTCTTAACTTCTTTTTTTACTTCTCTACGAACAACTTCTTGTATTACTTTTACAAGGTCTTTCTTAGTCATGATAACTCCTATATTGTTTTTACTTTTGTACTTAATAATTTTTTTGGTTGCATTAATTCCGTTTGAAGATTAACTACACCACTTGTAAATGTAGTTACATTGGGAGCTATTGGAGATGCAAGTAGACCAACACTCAGTTGGTTAAGTGATGTAATTATTTTTTGTAAAATATTTTTCAAATCATCTCCCAATACTACTGGTTGACCTTCACTCCCACCAATATTAACTTTATCAGAATTAATATTAACTTCATTTGAATTAATATCCATAAGTTTTGTTTTTAATTTTATAGAATTAAGTCCGTTAATTTTAACATTATCTGTTCCATTAATAAATATACCATTTGAATTTATTAACACTTTTTTTCCTACAACTTCTTCACCTTGTTCTTCTCCAGCCATCTTAAATTTTACACTACCACCTCTAGATGCTCTATTCCTCAATCCATTTGAAATTAAATATATTGAACTATCATCTTCATTTATATCTTCTACTACAAACCGACCAGAAGTGATATCATGGTTTGCTCTTATTTTTATGACAGGTGACATTGATGTGGATTCGTCTTCTGCTGTTACTATACTATGGTCAAAGTGTATTGATTGTCCAAATCGTCCCTCATATAGAGTAGAACCTTCTTTTAATTCTATTAGTTTTGTATTTTGTTTTTGAAAATAATCACCATATTTTGCATTTGCATCATAACCACCAGCCATGCCAGGAATAGAATTTTCATTAACAGAACTTTTTGTATTTATTATACTGATATAATAATACTTACTACCGTACTGTACTACAAGTACATCTTCACCAACTACAGGCACTGCTGTTATATATGGCATTAAAGGGCGTACGATACCAGGATCTATTTTACTACTATGGAATATCCCTCTAACACTTCCACGTTCTTTTACATTATTCAAAACTACAGTTTTTACTTCCAACGCTTCTGTTTCGTGATATTCAAATTCAAGAGCCTTTACCACATTTTTTACAAAATTACCAATTTCACTTGGTGTTGACAAGCGACTTAATTTCTTATTACTTGGAATATCTAAGTCATTGGTTACTCTATAGGCCATTTAATTTCCTTTGGTTACATTTTCTATCTTAGTTTGTATCTTATCAGATTCGGTTTGAATATCTTCTACTACATCTTCAATACTAGAAAGTAATTGTTCTTTTTCTGTTTCAGACAACCCAAATTCATCTTCGGAACCAGCTTTACCTTCTGCCGAGATAAGTCGTTGAACGATACCTGCCATCTTAACAAGTTGGTCATCGTTTTTAACATTGATTTCAAGATACTCTTTTATCATCGGTACTATCTGTACAGCAGTATCTCCATCTTTGATGAACTGAACAAGTTCTTTTGTTAGTACATCAAGTTGTTTTCTGTTAAATTGTGTGTTATCATAAATGTCTTTGAAAAGTGATGATAGTGATTTACCATCAAATATTTCGTAATCTAT